CGTTTACTGCTTCAGAATATTGTTTCGGTGTCAGATTTGTATTAGAAAATGACAATGCTCCGCCACCATTCGCTACAAATAATTGATATAGTCTTTCGATTTCTGCTTCACTAGCCATTATTACATTCCTCTTTTAAACCAATCACTTTCTTCTGTTCTACGTGTAGTAAGTCCAGGAAGAGATTGTAATACGCCATTTACTGTTGCTTTATCATATAGTAACATAGCATCTGCGATTTCGGCATCTGTACGAGTTCCGCCATTAGTTACTTGGTTAAGTGAACCAGTGCCTAAATTAAATACGAAACTAGTAAGAGCATCAATTTGGTCAGGAGACCAATTGCGATTATTATTAGCAGAATAGGTAGCAACAAAATTTCTACGTTGTGTTAGGTCTTCGTTTAATCTACGTACTGCTTCTTCTTCTGTTATACTTTCTGTAGGACTTAATGCTTCTGTTCCATAACCATTAGTATATTGTTTGTGGTCCCAGAATGCATTTGGACTAAACTGTTCTTTAGACTTTATGTAATCAGTTAAATCATTAGGAACACTTGAGAACGCTTGTGCAGGTGGATGATGGTTTATAACTCTTGGTTCTACACCTGGTGTACCACCACCATTAATATAAACTTTATCTGAACCTGATGTAATTATAACGCCACAAGAATGAGCATCTCCTACTCTTCCTGCAGGGCTAGAGTTTATATAAACGTTTGATGAACCTTGTACTAATTGAGTAACATGTGGAACACAACCTACTCTTGGTTTTGGAACACCGTGTGGTTCAGTTTGGTCAGTAACTCGATATGCTTGTAGATTTTGAATGATAACGTCAGAACTACCGGCACCACATCTTTCTTCGCCACAAGGATTGTGGGCAGAAATAGGGTCAGTTGTTCTAGCGGCCTGTGGCATTACGTTATCAAGCCTCCTTTCTCTGGAGTGATGATTGCTGAAGTTGCCTGAGAATATGAATCTGCTGTATCTTTTCTAGTCTTTAATACTGAAATAATCTTATCTGATTTAAAGTGAACTTCTTTCTCACTATCACCAGTTACCGTAAAGGTTTGAAACGCCGCACCTTTTGGTCCCATTGCGATAGTCAATGGTTTAGTAATAACAGTTGAAGTCGTATCTTCAGACACGAATTTACCTAAAATTTCTTGTCCTGTTTGTAAGTATAAAGTTACAATGTCACCGCTTTGATATGTGTTTTCTTTTAGCATTTTGTTTGTCCGTTGTTGTTATATGTATTTATTTAGTCAGAAACTTCGCACTTAATCATTTTCTATTCTTAAGGTGCTGTTCTATGTCATTATACACAGTTCGTTCCATAATGTCAATATCGTCCTTAATATCTTCATATTTTTCGACTTTGCCATTTAATCTGTTCAGAACATAACCGTCCATATGGGCAACTAAGTATATTTCACCGCCTTCCGTTAGGTCTAATATTAGCCATATTTCTGGGTTATGTTCTGGGTAGGAGTGGTATAGAGTATAGAAACATCCTAATCCATTACCACTATTCGTATAGAATTCTTCGCTGATGTATTCCCATACATCTGGCCAAGTCTTCACATCATCGTAATTGAATCCATTGCTATGATAAGGAAAGGCTTTCCACCAATTAACGATTTCTTGTAGAGTTGATTGTGTTAATTCTTCTTGTAGTTTTAATCGTAATTGTCGCCATTCATAAAGCAATATTGCTTTATCTCGCATTTACATCGTCCATCTTTTTACTGTATAACTAATCTCAGTGAAATTACTTGCGTCTTGTGTGTAATTTATTTCTAAATCATCACCATTGATTACTGTCTGGAATTCGATATTTGAAAATTCATCATCTTCCTGTACAATAGTATCAGTGTTCAAATCTTGCCATATCTCTGTGTTTTCATCAGTTATATTCACTTTGGCAATACCTTGTGGCACACCATTAATAACTCTGATTGTTCCAACACGAACAAACATATTTGCACCATCTGATTGTTTCAAAGAATAATCAATGAAGAAAGATGTACAATCTGCTTTCTTATATTTTAAGAATGTACCAATTTGTTTTACAGTACCTGTTCCAATAGGAGTAGTTGCGTTTGCATAAAATCTAGTACCCACTGAACTATCTGTTGCACCGTTTAATGTAAAGTTTGTTGTTCCTGCTACCACGATTTCATACTGCTTTCCTTCTAAACAAGCAGTTGCGTTAATTGTAGTATCAACGACATTTAACGTTTTCTTATATAAATCTGAACGCAATCCTGTTGCGGATGAATAAGACTTTAAATGTTGATTAGTAAATAATTGATTTCTGGACTCTTCAGTGATAACTTCTACGTTTCTTCTTTTATGACCAAACAAGCCAATCTTAGTATCTGTACCACCTGTTACTGATGTTGATTCAACCGACGGGCTTAATGTTGCATAATTAGGAGTACTTACACTACCGAAGTAGTAAAATGCTTCGTTATCTGGTGCAGTTGCGTAAGGTTTTGCTCCTGTGCCTTCCTGTTGTATAGAAAAGTAATCTGAATTTTCATCAACATCAACCACAACTGTAGTATTACTACCGCTAACTGATGAAGATTTTATTGTTCCGTTTGCATAAACATCCCAACCACCATTTGCCGCTACTGTATTAGCGCCATTATCATAAGTTGCGATACCATTTCCTAGTCCACCACCAGTTGCAGTAAATACTGTTCCTACCATAAGAGATGATGCAGTACCAGTACCTTGATAGTTTGCAACACCAGTACCTGAACCAACACCCGATGCTGTAAATAATGTACCAACACTATTGTTAATTGCACCTATTAATGTAAAGTCTGTATTTCCTTTTGTACTAATTGTGTACTGTCTGCCAACTACAAATGAGCCTGCATTAATTTCTTCTACACCTACGTTAGTTGCGGTGAATACTGTAGCAACGTTATTATTAGCCGCACCGAATTGAGTAAAATCTGTAGTGCCTTGACTTACAATTCTATAAGAAGTACCAACTACAAATGAACCTGCTGTTGTGATTGCTGGTGCTCCAGCGGCTTCCCAGTTTGCTTGGATTTTTGATGATACGTAAGTAGCATTACCTGTTCCTGTACCTGGACCTGTAGCCGTAAATACAGTACCAACAGTGCTATTAGCCGCACCAATTAATGTGAAGTCTGTAGTACCAGGAGTGGCGATTGTATATTCTGTACCAGTTACAAATGAACCAGCAGTTACGGTAGTGAGTGTGTTAGTTCCTAATGATGTTATTGTATATTCTGTGCCAGTTACAAATGAACCTGCATTTACTGGTAAAACACTTTGTGTAAAACCGATTGCAGTTGCATCTGCTTCTGTAGGAAAAGTAACATTTAGTTCTAAACCGTCAATTTTTGTGAATACAAGTTTATTACCATTTGAATTTAAAGTAACTTCTACGTTTGCAACTTTAATTGCCGCATTAGTTTGTAGTGTAGTTAATAATGCAGATGCAGACACACCAGTAACACTAATAGTTTCGCCTTCAACTGTAAATTCTGAAGTGATTGAAGTTAGATTTGGGATTAAATTTGGTGAGACAAGTTTTGTTGGTGTCTTCTTGTACTGTGTTAAAAGTTCACCTAAGTTAAATGTGGCTGTATTAGTATTGAAAACAATTGTTTGAGAGTACGTATTTAACGCAGTCATAATATTATCAATTTCGCCTGCTGGGATATCAGCAACAACTAAATCTTCATCTATTGTTAAACCTACCACAGGGCAGTCGGCACTATCTAGCCAGTTTTGGATAGTAGCATGTGCATTAGCAAAAGGGTCAAAGCGTATTTCGTTTACTGCTTCTTCAATACCAACATATAATTGGTTAGTGTCAGTCGTGTATCCTAGTTCTCCAGGTGATAATATCTCACCTGATAGTTCAACACGCTTGCCTCTTCTTAATAATATTTTTACGTTTGTTGCCATTTTTAACTCCCATTATTACATGTATTTATCAAAATACGCTTGGACCTTGCCAGCCCATTGTCTTGCATAATGTTCATAGTCTTCCGTGTCAACAACAAATTCCTGATAGTTACCCATGTTATCTGCTTCTGCATCCCAGCCAATCATCATAATAACAATTGTTTTTATATCAGTTCCATAGATTTGATTATGTGCTTCGGCATATGCCGCACCTTGTAAGAAGTAATCATCAATCCATTCTCGTTTCTTTGGTTTACGAGTTGTTTTGAAATCGATGATTGCTGGTTTGCCTTCGTATACGCCAACACAGTCTGTTGTGCCTGCATATAGTCCGGGATAATATAGAGGTACTTCTGTTCCCCATACTTCATCTACTTTAGATAGACCTTTATCAATAACAATCTCTGACAGTTCTCTTGCCATCTGATGTATTAGATTTGAACCATTAGGTCGGTCTTCTTCTAGTATATATTTTTCTAAATGTAAGTGAACTTGTGTTCCGATACCAGTAGCAAGTCGCATGATTCTATCTGCCTCTTCATTACCGACACGTTTGCGCCATTCAAATAAAGCAGATTTATCTTTTAATGCATCAAGTACGGTAGTAACACTAGGCAAAGGTTGACCGTCGGGCGTTTGATAATGCCGACTGCCTTTGATGTTTACTCGTTCTAAGGGATTATAAGTGAATTTTTCATTAAGCATAGTATTATTATACTATACTTTGAGATAGAAAGCAAGAGAATATTAAAGTTTTTCTTTGATTTCTTCGATTAGTTTTGCTTTAGTGTGGCGTCTGTCTAATTGAATACCTAGATTTTCTTCAGCCCATTCATCGATTTGCTTCTTAGTCATTGATTGAAAATCAACATCTATCATGTCTGCAACTGGTTCTACTTCTGTTGCAATTGTTTCGCCGACTGCAATTGATACGATTTCACTAGTTGCTACTGCGTTTGCTAAATCTCTGGCTTCATTTTCTGCAACACGACCCATAAATTCACGGTGTCTTTTAGCAGATTCAACTTCTTTTCTAATCTGCTTCTTTGCATCTGAAAGACCTGCTAATGCATCGTCTTTTTTATCTAAGTTTTTCATGTGTTTTGCCATCTCTGCTTTAGAGATTTCTTTAACGCCGCCTTTAACTATAAATGCCATTATTTTTTCACCTTCTTTTTCGCTGTTTTGACTGCCAGTTTGCGTACTGAGTCTTTATCAGCCTTGTCACTTTTATTATATTTAGAATCTAACTCAATAGTATCTACAGTGACTTTAGATATATATTTACTATTAGATAATAAATCTACCATTGACTCTGCATTCAAAGAATATCCCATACCTTCTAGTTCACGGACCATCATGTCCATGGGTATAGAAGGAATATCATTTGCCTTCAATGAAACGAGATAAGCATTAATATCGCCCATTAACTGAGCATCATAATTTGCCTTCTCTAACAGAAGTCCACTAATTTTCATATTAGTCTCTTTCTTCTCTACCTAATGGATTTGATTCTTCGCCTGATGCTGATTCGTCACCACCAATTTCTGCTGTAATGTCATCAACAAAGTCATCACCCATATCGCCACCAAGTTCAACATCACTCATGTCATCAGATGATTTTTCGCCTGATAGTACTAAAGTTGCATCTTGTACTGCATCTTTAGCCGAACGTGCTTGACCTAATAGCCCGTTAATCGCATCGTCAACTGAACCTTTAAACGTTGCCGCTTGGTCAGGACCATGTGAGTATGCCATTTCGTCTGCTAGTGGACCGATTTGGTCGTTTTGAATTTTGCCTAGTTTCTCAATTACGTCTTGTAATTCATCAACAATGCCTCTTGCGGCCATTGTGATTTCTGCCTCAGCCGCATCAACTTCAAGTAGAGCGTTTAACTCTTCCATTAAAGTCTTTTCTAAGTTAGTTTTTTCCATTTTATTTCCTTGGTTATTAAATTTAATTACATTCCGTAATATTCGGATGATTCATCCCAGTTGTCTAGTATTTCTTTTAATTTATCATGCATTCTCACCAATTCGCCTGTACCTGCTTTGTCACCATTATTAAAGAAACCAGCACTGTTTTGGCTTCTGTACTCAATAGCCATTTCTAGTGTTTTCATTGTGTCTTCTAAATGACCCTTTGACCTAGACAATTGTGAATCGTTTTTCCATCTATGATGTTCAGGACTTGCTTCTTTGGCTTCTTCTACTTCTTCTGCCTCTGGACTAGCGTTACTGGTAGTTGTATCGCCAGTCTCTGGTAAGTCCAACTCTTCAGTAACCTCTTCGTGCTTGTATGAAGATGATGTATCTTCGCCATGGGCTTTTAATAATGAAGTGATTGTTTCAATCATAAGCATATTTTCCATATACTTTTGACTCATATAATCTTCTTTTTTCAATTGAACTTGTTCTGCTTGTAATGACTGCTTTGCTTCTTCTAAAGTAGCCATATCTCCATCAACTTCATATCCAAAGTTCTTCTTCAGATATTCGTTCATACGAGAAGAAACATGGATGTCTGTCGAGTTAAAAAATTTGTTGTCGTTTAAGTTCATAATAAATCCCAATATTAATGCATATTACATGTATTTATCTTTTTAATACATAATTCTATTTATGCACTAATTTAATACTCTATTAAAGGATTATATTTTCGTAAAGATTAGTTATTTTACGCTTGGCTTTGCCTGCTTCATGCTTTGATTGTGAGAATCTTGCTTGTGCAATATCCATTCTACCTTCATTAACTGCTCTTTTGGCAACTTGGTATGAATGTTTATGCTGAACAGCGTTACTATAATGACGGTCAAATAATTCATTAATTTTAATTATTTCCATAATTTCTGGTGAATTAATTGTTTTGCCTTCATTTAGATGATTAGCAATACAACAGACTGTTTCATACAATTTGATACTTTCAAATAGTACAGAATCACTACGAGTATCTAAGATATCGTATCTATCATCTGCATTCTTTTCTACTGAAAATGCACCAACTTTGACACCTTTTTCAGTTTTAGTAGACTCTGTGATTGTCTTCTTTACCTTATGTGCAACACTAGTAGTTGCTTCACTGAAACCTTTCATAATCTTCGCCATAGCATCAACGTCTGCACGTTTTACGCCAGGTGATAAATCGATTGGTGCTTGTGAGTTAGGTTCAGAAGATGTTTCTTCTTGTAATTTAACAGTTTCGCCATTCATAACTTTCATTAGATTGGCCATCATGTTTACATCTTTTTGACTTGGTACTGACATTTAGAACTCCATAGTTGTTAAACAGTTTTATATCCACGCACAGTTGGAACTAACACGCCTTTATGTGTTAATTTCTCTGCCAGAACTTGTTCTCTTCCTGACAATTGCGATTCATTTACGTAATCACCTTCTGAGAAATATTTAGTTATTAAATCTTCCTCTTCCTCAGTAATCATTACAAATAATCCACCTAATATTTCTTTTAACTTCATTCTTGCTCTCTATTAAGTTTATTAAGTAAATTTCTAAACTGCATCCTAGTATCTGGGTTCATTGCCAGTTGGTCTAGGTTGGCGGCTTGATGTGCCAATGCTTGTCGCTGAACAGGTGTTAATACTTTGCCCTGTTCTGCGTTATCAATTGCATTTGCGGCCATCTGTGCTGTTGCACCGCCTAAATTATCTGTGCCAAGTCTTTGCATGGCTTGTGTTCTTTGTGTCTTTAATTTTTGAGCCGCGGCTTTCATATCCGTTGCCGATGGTTCTGCTTGTTGTTCATCGTCAGGACCTTGTGAGCCTGTACTGTATGCTTCTGGAACTTCCATATCGATTTTATGCATGTTTTCACTATCTAACATTTTCCATGTTTCGTAGTCTATATACATATCGGTATCTGGGTCATAATAACTACCCTCTTTCGGGTCATAGTATACAACCTTACCAGATTTAGTCATAATTGGACCTTCTAGTCCATCTCTTGCTATATATTTTTCTCTGTCCATAGCAGGAAGTTCTGACCAACCTTCTGTCAATCCCATCATACTTTTAATTGTACTTGCATCTTTAGATTTTAAAGCAGACATCACTTTAACATAATCAGAAAAATTTAAAGTTTTCATTCTTTTTTGTACGTCTTCTACTGGAGAATCAATAAGAGAAGCAATATCTTGGAATCTATCCTCGATGCCTTCTTTAAACATTGTTTTTTCTATTTCATTCTTTAATGACATTTTATTCTCCGTTATCTTTTATTTAGAGATTTTAATCTCTTACTCGCTGGATTCATTCTGCGAGTCATTTTTGCCTTACGTTTCATTCTAGCACCCATTTTTGCTTTTGTTCGTGCTAATGTGAAACGTTTCTTCATATTAACAGGTTTAAAACAAGCACCAGGTGTTGAGACTGTTTTGCCCTTAAGTCTGCCAGAACCACATCTATACTTACGGACGATTGTGCGTCCTTTTCTAGCATAAACTAGTTTGGCTTCATATATCTCTTCTGCAATCTCTTCAAATAACATTGTAAACTCTTAAAATATTTTAAACATCTGTGCAAATAAGGCAATAAGCATTGTTGAAAACAGGGTAGATGCAGTCCACATAACCATCTTTTTTAGTTCGCTGAACCCTTTATCCATCTCAACTTCCTGCTTTTCAATTTTGTCATTAATATCTTTTAATGACTTATTGAAGTGGTGGTATCTTTCATAACATACTGCCACATGTGTCTCTAAACTCTCTGCTTCCAGATGTGCTAGTTTTGGTTCTTTCTCTGACATCTTCGCAACTCCCTAATTAATATTCATTAATTGTATTTATCATTTGGTGCCAGAAATTATGTCCAACCACAACAAAAAAAGAGGACTATGTCCTCTTTTATTAAAATTAATTAGGAATAATTAGTTTAAAGTATATCAGACATTACAAATTCTATATTTGATGCCGATAATGCAACACCATCAATTGTTATGCCGTGAATTAATTCTTTTAGAATGAAAACATCATCAGAGTTTCGTTTAAAAACGTCTGCATGTTCTACTGCAAATTTAAAAACAAATCCTGAACCTGTCAGTGTTGGTGCTAGTCCGCCTAACGTGACTGATAATGGATTATTCATAATAACAGGTTGTGCTACCAATGATACGATATTAACAATATCATCTAAATTTTGTTGTGACTGGTCTAATATATCACCAGTGTGTGTAATATCTAATCCCGATACATACATTGTATAGAAGTTAATGTTACCTGATACTACTTCACTTGCCGATGCGGCTCCGTTTGTTCTTGCCATTTTATTTCTCCGAACTCTTGTTAATAGTATTTATCTAAATTTACAGTATAATTAAACTGTATCACTATCACTTATAAGACCTCTATCTAAAGTATATGATGCTGTATCAGTGTCAGTAATAGAACCGTAATCTGCATTAAATACTTCACTATCAGTAATTAATCCGTTGTCTCTGGAATCATTTGATGGAGTCAAGCCACCAAGTTTAACCCAAGATGCACCATTGTAACCTTCAAAAGCATCTATGTCAGAATTAAAACGCATCATACCAACAACACCTGTTCCTGGTCTTTGTGCTGTTGTGCCAACTGGCATAACGATAGCACCAGTTGGTGTCATCTGTGTTCCGTTTAGTACAGGACTAGTTAAAGTTTTATTTGTAAGTGTTTCAGCACCTGTTAAAGAAACAAAACTATCACCTTGCATAGCAGTATTAAATTCTGTTAGTGTGCCTGAAAGTGTATTAGAATCTAAATCAATTGATTTATTAGTTAACGTGTTTGTTGTTGCAAGACCAACTAAAGTGTCTGTTGCATTTGGTATTGTGATTACATTATCTTGTGTTGGGTCAACAACTGTTAGAGTTGTTTCGTATTCATTTGAAGTTGCGCCTTCAAACTTTAAAGTATTTTGAACTTGTATCTCTGTTGAGTTTACTGTAGTAGTTGTACCTTGAACTGTTAAGTCGCCAGTTACAGTTAAGTCAGAAGCAGTTGTGATGCCTGACCAAGAGTTTGATGTGCGAAACTTTACAGTGCCATTTGTGGTATCAAACCAAATGTCATTTGTGTTTATTGTGTATGTACTACTCGGGTCTGCATCTCCTTGATAGAAGGTGGTTCCAGATTTTCCAATTTTAAAGTAAGGGACACTGGTCCCTTTTGCGTTAATTGTTACAGCCATTTTCGTTCCTCAACGTCGGTTATTTCATGTCAGCCCTAATAAATTAAGTCTGTCGTTAAAGATTTTAGTTCTGTAAGTATTTATCAAATATACTAATATTACTCTAGTAACACTTTGGCTATAGACAAAAAAAGGGGAACACTAAGTCCCCCTTTCTATTATCACTATGATGGTGATAGTTATTATAAATTACTCACAAATTAGATTTGCTTGTACTCTACTGTAACAATCACTGCACCAGTTGTTGGTGAAGCAGATGCGCCGCCATTCTGGATTGTACCAGTAATAGTTGCACCACCTGTTGTTGCATCTTCAAAACCTAAGTCAACAATGTATAAGCCGCCTTCAGAAAGGTCAGCATCACTTGTTGCCATTAGAGTATTTGTACCGTCAGAAACAACTAACTCATCAGCACCAACAAACGCGGCAGTAACTTTAGCAGTAACACGTTTTACATAGTAAGACTTGCCTGCAACGTTAGCCATTGTGCCGATTGTGAATGATGAAGAACCGTTAGCAGAGAATGCCACACGTCTAGTACCAGAAGAACCTGAAGTTGACGCTTTGTCATCTACATATTCTTTAGTTGCTAGAGCCGCATCAGCCGCTGAAGACATGTCATAGCCATTTGGTGCAAGTATAATACCATTACCTTTTGGTGCTAATGTCATGTTGACGTTTGTACCACCAGCCATTGCTAGTTCTACACCGCCAGTTCCGTTAGTTACTGTTAAAGAGTCAGTTGCTGAAGCAGTCTCTACGAAAGTAGCGATTGCTGTATCATCTGCACCTTTAATTTGAACGTTTCCGTCTGCTGAACCACCGTTACCACCTTTAATGACAACCGCACCAGAGGCGTTACCGCCTGTACCGTTACCACCTTTGATGATTAAGTCACCAGCATCACCGCCAGAAGCATCACCGCCAGATACTGTTAGGTCTGTATCGTCTTCACCTTGAATTAAGGCTTCGCCAGATTGACCAACAATAAATACGTCACCGCCACCTTGGCCTTGTAGATACATATCTACAGCACCAGATGCCGCCGCATTTTTGGCTGTTAGTGTTACTTTGCCAGTACCGTTAGTAATTGCGATATATTCACCAGAACCTGAAGTAACGCCAGAACCGTCTAACGCAACTACACCAGTTGAATTACGTACATGTTGTACATATTCCATACCTAATGCAGAACCGTCTGAAGTCATAACTTTATTATCAGAACCTGCTGAAGTGATACCTGTACCACCGTTTGCTATTGGCATTGTACCAGTTACGTCAGCAGTCAAATCGACTTTTGCATAACCTAGAGTACCGCCTGCACCAACTTTAAGAACAGTTGAGTTAGCACCTTTTGCCATCTCTGTTACTGTACCTGAACCACTGTTTAACATGATAGATGAAGCCGCGAATGCTGAAGTATCAGTACCCGTACCACCCATGCTTGCCGCAAGGTCAGTTGCTAGTGTCATTTCATTTACAGTCAAATCATTAACTGTTAGGTCAGCCTTAGCCGCGCCTACAGTAAGTTCGAATGCATTTGAAGTTTCGTTCCAAAGAACAACAGCATTATCATCATCACCACGCTCAATCGTAATACCAGCATCAGCAGTAGCCGAACCAGTTGCGTTTGAGTTAAGAACAATGTTATTATCTTCGATATTTACAATCTCAGATAAAGTTGTAGTTACTGAACCAGAAACTGTCAAGTTACCAGTAATTGAAGCATTACCTGTTACAGACAATGAACCAAGTGTTGTATCACCTGCATCTAGGTCGTTGGAACCGAAGTCACCAGCAACACCAAATGTTGCAGTAGTGTCTGACAATGTTAACTTCGTAGAAGTTGCATTATCATCCATACCAGTTGATTCAAAAGCAGAAATAACGCCACCATGTACTTTATCACCAGAAATCTGGTTAGCACCTAGTGTTAGAGTACCTGAAGATACATCTAATGTACGTCCTGCACCAACAGTAATATCATAACCAGTCATTGTGTCGGTAGCGTCACCGGCCAATGAAGCGTTAGAAATAGTACCACCGTGGATTGAGTCACCTGAAACTGAGTCAGCACCTAGTGTTAGGGTTTGACCTGATAAGTCGATTGATGTTCCTGAAATAGAACCACCAGTAATACCAACATTACCTGAGTTTAGGTTAGTCGCTGTAACTGTTGTCATGCCAGTAGCAGTACCACCAGTTAATGTCGCTGAAGCAGATGCTAATGTTGAGAATGTACCAGCCGCTGATGATGTTGCACCAATAGTTGTTCCATCAATAACACCGCCGTTAACGTCAACGTCTGTAAATGTACTTGTACCTGATGAAGTAATGTTACCAGTTACGTTACCAGTTACTGCACCAGTATGAGTACCAGCAGTATCACCAGTTACGTCACCAGTTAAATCACCTACGAATGACGCAGATGTTACAGTAGTCAAGCCTGCAAGACTTGCCGCTGTATCACCAAGGTTAATCGCAGTTGAACCAACAGTAAATGAACTATTTGATAATTTAGCATTACCAATTGAACCTGCTAACATTGTGTTAGTTACTGTTCCAGTGTCAGTTGTATAAACACCGTTAGTTACTGTTCCAGCATTGCCAGAAACATTACCTGTTACGTTACCTGTTAAGTTACCAGTTACATTACCAACAACTGCACCAGTATGAGTACCCGCAGAGTCACCAGTTAAGTCACCAGTTACATCACCAGTTACATCACCTGTTACGTCACCAGTTAAATTACCAGTTACGTTACCTGTTACGTTACCAACAACTGCACCAGTATGTGTACCAGCAGAGTCACCAGTTAAATCACCAGTTACATCACCTGTTACGTTACCAGTTAAGTTACCTGTTACGTTACCAGTTACTGCACCAGTTAGGTCACCTGTAAGTGTTGAAACTTTTAAGTCACCATATGAAGCACCAACTTTTAGTTCGAACTCATCTGTTGTTTCATTCCAGTTGATAAGTGCATCATCCGCTGTACCACGGTCGATAGTAATACCTGCTGAACCTTCAGTTACACCAGCACCAGACTCACCATTGTTTAAAACAATGTTGTTGTCTTCGATAGTAGTGTTAGTTGAAGAGATTGATGTTACAGAACCGTTAACTGTTAAGTCACCAGTAACTGTTAGGTCTGAACCAAATGTAGCATTTTGACTTGAATCGATTGTCAATGCTGTTGATGTTGCGTTATCATCAATACCAGTTGAAGCGAAGTTAGAAATTGTTCCGCCGTGAACTGAATCACCAGATACTGAATCCGCAGTCAATGTCAAAGTTTGTCCTGACAAGTCAATAGCAGTTCCTGAAATAGTACCGCCAGTGATAGCCACAGATGCTGAAGTCATTGTTGAGAAAGTACCAGCCGCTGATGTGTTAGCACCAATTACTGTTCCATCTACTGCACCGCCATTAACGTCAACTGTTGCAAACGTTGAAGTTCCAGTTGAAGTTACGTTACCTGCAACGTTACCAGTTAAATCACCAGTTACATTACCAGTTACATTACCAGTGTGAACACCAGCAGAGTTACCTGTTAAGTTACCAGTTACATCACCAGTTACATCACCAGTTAAATCACCAGTTACAACACCGTCTTTAAGTACAACACCATCAACAGTTACACCAGCATTACCAGTTCTTTCACTAATTGTATCAGTAACCATTGCTACTGTTGCCGTGACTGAACCAGTTACACCAACATCACCAGTAATATCCATTGGAGCCGAAACTGCAATGTTTGTACCAGAGTAGTTGTCTAGTGTGTTTGTTTTGATTGTACCAGTAGCATCTACGTTTGTAAATGTACCTGCCGCTGCCACGTTAGCACCAATAGTTGCGCCATCAATAGCACCACCATTAATATCTACTGAGTCAGAAGCCATAGTTGTAAATGTACCAGCCGCTGAAGTTGTACCACCGATAGCAACGCCATCCATGTTACCACTTGAAGCATCGATATCTACTGCACCGTCAACGTCTAATGTTTTACCAGCCGCGATTGTTACATCGAAACCAGAGATAGTCTTGCCTGCGCCACCTGAAAGGTTCGCTGAGTCAATTGTACCACCAGAAATTACGTTACCAGATAGTTGGTCGTCTGCTAGAGTTAATGTACCACCAGAAATATCAATTGAACCACCTGTAATAGCAACAGAACCAGAGTTCTGAGTAGCCATTGAGCCCAAACCTAAGTTTGAACGTGCTGTAGTTTTGCCTGATGAATCAGATGCATCAACACCTAAACCGCCGTTTGCTAATGGTAAAGCGCCAGTAACTGCACTTGAAGAAGTCAAGTTAACTGCACCATATGTTACACCATTTGAACCGTCTGAAAGAAGTGCTTGACCAGTAGTCGAAGTACCTTTTAAAGTTAGTTCATCTGAACCATTAATTTGCACAAATGTATCGTCAACGTTAGCATTAAATGTGTTACCTGATTTAGATAAACCATTACCTGCTGTTAACTGACCAGTACCTGTGAACTGTGTAAAGGCGATTGCAGTTGTGTCAACAGTAATTGTACCGTTAGTTGAACATACAAAGCCTTGGTCTGAGTTTATTGTACCTTCTTCAACAAAGAAAAAAGAACCAACAAATTCAGCGGCACCGTCCATATCAGTAGCACGTGTCATTGCTGACGCACTGCCGTTGAATACGTAGATACCGTTTTCAGCCGCTGCCGACTGGTTTTTTAGTAGAACACGGTCACCTGATGACATAGTTACGCCATCAATTGTTGCACCCGGTCCACTTAGAGTTACGTCTGCTGTTGAAGCCGCACGAACTGATTGTTTAACATCAAGTCCAGAAGCAACTGAGTCAACATAACTCTTGTTTGCCGCATGGTCATTCGCAGTTGGAGTTGCGACATTCATGTTACCTAGAGTAGAACCATCAGTTGTTACTTTGAACAGGGAATTACCTGAATCATATACAACACGACCGCCCGACTTACCGAACTGAACATCAGCACCTATACCACGGATACCAAAGTTTTTAATATCAGCCATTATTATCTCCTATAATTAGCCATTGTTATTAATTACTCCACGGACCATTCCATGAAATAATATACATAACGTTTATTTTACTTATTTTTATTTTTTATCCATCGGAAGGATTCTCAATGGACTGCACGGAAAAGTCTCATGCATCTGATTGGTCGGAAGATATCTCAACCATCTGTAAGAGTTGAATCTCTTACAAATGTATTTATACAAAATACTAAAAACGATAACTTTAGACATAAAAAAAGCCCTCATAAAGAGGGCTTTTTCACTTAATTAAAAGTTTAGGTATTAGCCAATTACTGCTTCGATAGTAGTAACCGCACCAGTTACGCCGTGGGCGTCTGAAGCATCTGCTGTATAGTCAGCGCCTTGAAGAGCGATGAATAATACGTCAGTTGTACCAGCCACGAATGCTGAACCGTCTGCTGTACCTGAACCAGCAACTGTGTGACCTAATGCGCCCATTGCCGCATAGATAGTGCCTAAGTTAGCCGCTGTCATGTTTGTTAGTGCTAATTTAACGATTGTAGTTTTTGAACCTAGACCGTTTGATTGTCCACCTAGTGTATTTGAAGCCATTTTATTTCTCCTTAAAAGAATGTTAATTTAAACTTTGAGATAGTATCTCGTAGTCTTTACTGTTAGGGTTTCATAACCCTACACACTTATTTATCAAAAAGTGAGGATAATTAAGACGTTGTTAACGGATTTTGATTAAAACTTACGAAGTTTTCTATCAGTAGTGTACGTAGTAGCACCTAATCTTTTACCTAGTGCTTGTACTGCCTTATAGCCTGCAATTGCGGCGCCAGCCTGAACTATTGGTTTATCCCATAGTTTTTTGACTGTATCTTTAGCCTCATCACTATCTTTATGCATATAATTACCACGTTTCTGTAATTTTAGAAGTGCAGGCATAATTTCAGCAAGTCTTGCCTTTCTACGCATATATTGTACTAATCTTGTAACTACCAAGGCTCTTTGATTTTGATTAAGATTATCCCAATCACCAACTAATCTACGTAAAGATTTTAACAATCCATCTTGTATATTAAGGTTTCTTTGGTATCTTAGTAAGTATCTTTGTTCAAAAGATGCATCACTTCTATTGTTAGAGAAATGAAGTAGAAATCTCAAAACGTCTGCTTTCTGTAATGAAAGTCTACTCTTTGCTATTTCATCTTTTTCATTATCACCAATATCATTATCTTTGCCCATCAAACGATTGAGAGCCATGTACATATCAGTGCCATTAGTTCTAAAGTAATCAAAGTTTCTATAAGACATTGTACGTGATGCTATATCACCGGCCAACGGAGAGAAGTCATAATCTTTATTAAAGATATTCAATATAAGTAAATGAACAAAAACTAATTCTGCGGCATCATCAATTTTGACACTGCCAGCCATTTGTTTTGTTCTGAATAATCTACTTTCTGATAAAGTATTTACAAGTTTTAATTTACTCATTTTTTGTTCTCTTTCGCAATCCTGTCACATGTTTCACTTGCGTATGTTTTGAAATATCTTGGCGCAAATGCATGAATGAATACTGCACCTGCCGCCTTTTTTAAATTCCAAGCAATACTAAGTGCATGTCTGAAATGTTGCCATCGTGTCATCTTTGCTTCGTCTAAATGCAATTTACACTCTTTGCTGTACATCACTTCTTCCTTTTCTTACATATCACATGTATTTATCTTATGTGACTGCACCACTTGTGACACGTTTGCTGTTAGGGTGCCTTTTTGATACGAATGTTGAGTGTGACAGATTCTTCTTAGTTGCTCTCTGTCCTCTTTTTGGTGTTTTTACGTGTGGTACTGCTCTTTTTCCCATGGTCTTATTATTAGTAGTTAAAAAATTATCTCTCTTGCCTCATGTTTGCCGCTGTGAACCCTGCTCTATTTACCAGTTTCACATCTTTATCTATTACATAGCCTTCTCCACCTCTTTCGCCATTTGTACTGGCTTCGATATCTGCTGGTTGAGAATCTAAAGTTTTAATAATTTTGTTCTTTGTGGTCATAACACCATTAATGAATTGGAAGATTGCTTCGAAGCCATCACTGTTTTGTCCTACCCACTGAACTACTCGTTCTTTCTTAGGTCCACTTAGTTTTGATGTTTCTACCCATTCACTGAAATTCTTTCCTAGTTTATCTAGGTTGCCTGCTTTTACACTATTATTGATATAAGTGTAAAGAATGTTACCAAAGTCTGCCATTTTTAATTCGGCTGGAACTGCTAGTAACTTATCAATTGCATTTGCATTTGATTTTAGATAACTTTCTAATCTGTCTACTTCTGGCAAGTCAACACCAGGAGATTTAGTAACATATACTGGAGGCATAATCCATGTTTTGCCTGCTTGAAGTTTACCCATATCTACATTGCTTTTGTTACCATCTAAGTCAATCACTACATGAACTACAATACCTACATCAAAGTTGATTATCTTTTTACCGATATCACTTTTAGCATCTACTGAATATGTTGTTGTGTTTGGCTTGAATATAAGTCTGCCGTCTTTTGATTGTGGAGTTGAGAACCATAACAAGTCACCGTGTAAGTATCCTCTGAAATCCGCAGGTATAACGCTTTCTACTTTATCCCATATAGTTTTCATATTATTAACAAACGCTTCTTTGTCTGCTACTTTCTCGGGTGACGGGTCTCTCATTTTACGATTGTTAAACATATCGCCTAACGCATCTGCACTTGTTACTCTGCCATTATAACCTTTAGCACCAAATCCACTTTTGTCTGTAAGAACAAATTCACCATTCTCATTGCGACCAAAGATAACGGCTGGTGAGCCATCCCATTTAATGCTTATTGATTTTGGAGAAGTTTCTACTTGATGCAGTTTTGCAATTGCTTTTTGACCACCGACTGAACCATCCCAGATAATTAAGTCTTCTAAATGCTGAATTCTAGCACCTTCTTCATTAAGTGCTTTGTCCAGAAGTTTCTTCATCTTCTGATGAAAACCAATTTGTTTATGACGAGGCTTTCTTGGACCTCTAAATCTTCTTTCTAAGCCTGCGCCTAATATGTCTCTAACTTTCATATCATTTCTTCCCGTATGGGTTTTCACCTGTCATATAAGGTTTTGAAAACCATAACTTGAACCACTCTTTTGTTCCTGGTTCTACTTTATGTTTCTTTTGATACTTAGATTTTTCAGTACCCGTATAGGAAATATTCTCTTGCGTACTATCTTCCATTTGGTATGGCTTATAGATACCTGCTAAGACTTTCAACTCTTCTAGTTGTTGCTTAAGATTCATCTTTTCGTTTCGCATGAGTTATTCCTCTTTTGAATTTTCTCATGTCGCCAGTACGAATGCTATTAACAAGACGTTTTGTTAAGTCCACAGCAATATCATCATCGAATTCACGGTGAATGAATTCAATTAAATTAATTGCACCAGAAATGATATGTTCGCCTTTTTGTTCGACAAATCTCTCTGGTTCATTTTTAGAAATCGCCATAGAGTTTAACTCTTCGAACAGACTTCTACGTGGTTTCTTACTAGTCATAAAATAATTCTCCTACCAGTATTTATCAATTATCATCAAATGGACTAGCCTTTTTAGACTTAACCATTGCTCGGAGACTCATTGCCGACTCTGTTTTCTCTGGTGGAATAGCAGAATCTGTGTCATTCTTTGTTACTGTAGTTGAATTCTTTAATTTATCCATTATTTTAGCAGTTTGTGAATCATTTGAACCAACTGCTAAATCATCGTCTTCTAAGTCTGAATTACTAATTCGTAAACTATCTCTGTCAAATACTAGATTTATCTTAGAACCAACACCACTAGAACTTCTTGTCTTCAATAATTGTAATTGATATTGGCCACGTTCTCTCATTGCGTTACTAGTAAAGATGCCAATAACATTATCAGCAGTTTGAATTTTAGAGATACCACCAGCAATGTGAGAATGGTCAAATTCGACCTCTTCTACTGCTGAACGATTTAACTGAGATGCCGTCACTACAACTGTTTCAGATTCCATTGCAAAGTTACGAATTTCTTCTGTGACGTACTTGTCTTTGATAAACAAATCACCTGGATTAACTTTCTTCGTTGCCGGCATCAATAGGTCTAAGTAATCAATACAAATACAATCTACATTTTTTCCTGTAACGATTTGAAGTTCTTTTAGATAAGCACGGACATCATTGATTGTCGAACCTGAAGACATATACTTAATTCTAAGCATACCAGATTTCTTACCGATAGTCTTCACTTTCAACTCAACATCATCTAGTTCTTTAAAGATACGTCTAGTACTCTTATCTGTTGCCATTGCATCGATACGCATTGCAGATAATTCTTCTGACAATTCTAAAGTAAGATAGACAACATTCATACCTGCTTCTGCCCAATTCAATGACATATTCTGCATGAACAAAGATTTACCTGAACCAGAACCACCAGCAAAGATAGTTACTTCACCTCGATTAATACCGCCGTAAAGTTTATCATCTAAGTCTTTCCAACCTGTAGTGATTTGTCCATTGTTGTCTTTTAGAACTTCAAGTCTTTTTCTAGGGTCATGGAAATAATCAGTACCTAAAGACCTTGCTAGTCCAATCTGAACTGCTTCTTTGATAGTTGTTTCTACTTCACCATATTTACCTTCTTCAAGTAAATCAGCACTATTAACGATTGCTCGTTCAATTGCTTTGTGTCTACAGAATGTTTCAAACTCATCAACAAACCAATCACTATGCTTTGCTATGTCTTCTAGTAATTCTATCTCTTGACCTGTCTCTGCTTTAATCTGTTCAACAGATGGCATAGT